TTCCAACCATCATCTCGCGTTACGAGAAACTGACGTAACTCAGTGGCACTGGGAATATAGTTGTGGGTACGCTCAACCATGTGAAGCTGACGGAACACGCCGTTGGGCATGTAACGCTCGATGAACTCGTCAGTGTCATCGTCGGCGGGTGAACCGCATTCCTTGTTGAAGAAGCGACCACGGTACCAGATAGCATCAGCGGGCGAACCAGTCCAGTAGTCGGTTGGTGCCGGTAGACCCAAGCCTTGGATCTTCTTCAGTACGTAATCACACCACTCGTTGGTATCCTTGGTTGCTCCGAGGTCAGCCAGTGGAACTAGACGAATGCGCGAACCATAGATACGATCCCACATTTCCATTCGCACTTCAACAGGGAAAGGATTCTGGATGCTTACCGGCTTGTTGGCCGAACCACAGCCGATAATCACGGTGTCATAGTTGTTGACCATCTGCTGGGCAATGCGGGTATGCCCCTCATGAAGAGGCATGGTGCGCATGATTGCGAGGGCTGTTCTCTTACCCATTGTTGCGATCCCGTTCAATTTCCAGGGCCCAATCCAGCTGGCCAACTTGGCTCTTAAGCTTGCTATATTCGGCTTCAAGCCACGTATAGCGCTCTTCCTTTTCGTAAGCAGCGAGTCCCTGCATCATCAGGTCGAAGTGATTGAATGCCATTGGGTACTTGGAGGCTAGTGTCTCGTAAGGCATTTCCAAGTGCAGATCCTCGATGGGAAGACGCTTGATCTCCTTCAGGTCATCACCGGCTTCAAGCATTGCGGTCTGCTCTGGACGGAGCACCGCGTAGTAGCAGACGTTGGTCACGTGGGCGCGAGTGTCCGTTCGGGCGTTTGCGCGAACATCGAACAAGACCAGCTGACTTTCGTCGAGGTCGATACTCAGCTCTTCGTTGGCTTCACGGACTGCGCACTGGAGAGAATTTTCACCTTCGTGATATTCATCAGCAACGTACCTGAGCTTTAGAAGCCTGTCAGCAACCCGACGAACCAGCTTCATCACACTGGTTTGACCTTCTTCAACAAAGCGCGCTTCCATGAAGCCACCTGGCAAGCTGTCGAAGCCGGGGAACACCCAAGCTTTGTCACCGCGAACACCGATAATAATATCTTGGGCAACCGGATCGATGAGCAAGAGGGTTGCGGTCGTGCTAGTTGCACGGAAAGGGTAGATATAAGCCATTTAGACCTCCAAAATATGTAGGCGATGGCAGCAATTATCTACCTTGGCCCATGTTGCACCGCTCCATACCGAGAACGCTTCCTCGTATGTGTTAAACGGTCCGTAGCACTCCTGAGTGCCCTCTTCAAGCACCAAAAACTCAGTGTTGGTGTAAATTCCGCCTTCGACTCGAAACAATGCTCATCTCCTATAGAGTTTCTCGAGCATTAAATCCTGTTTGATGGCTTTTTCAACATCCTCGGCTTCAAGCCACTCTTTTACTTTGAGGGCGATAGCTGCTGCGATGACCTGTTTGGGTTCCATGTCAATGGAACCAGCAAGCTCTTTGATTTCCTCATCAAGTTCTTTGGGTAAGCCGATCGCCATTCCAAGGGTTGGAGCAATGCCGCCCATCCAAGATGTGTTGGGCATTGGTGTTCTGCAATGAATGCAGATGCCGTTACTGGCACGCAATTGGTTGCGAGTATTCTGCATCTTGCAGCCAGAACACCCATAACGCGGATTACTTTTCGCCATCAGCCTTGACAGTAACGCTGATGCCCTTGAGTTTGGCGGGAACGTACTGATCGTCTCGGTATCCACCATATGTGGAATCCTGGATGTCGACCTTAAGCTGTTCGGGGGTTACCTCTACCTGGTGCTCTCGCTTCAAGTAGTCGACGATAAGATCGAGGACGTTTTCCTGAGAGAACGTGAACGTCTTGTCCACCTTGATATCTACCATTGACTTTTCCTTTGGTGCTTCGTGTCCAAAGTCTCTACTGGTATGGACCCAGTCTAGTGGCACGCTCATCGGTCGTTACTTGTTTGCTTCAGTGCAATAATCACGCCAGTCTTGAGTTCCAGGCCTGATCTCACCAAGCGGGATAACTGCCATTGGCTGAGTGAGCGAGCGTGATTTCACCGAGCCAATGGCAAAGGTCTTCATTTGGCCTCGATAGTCACCGACCAAATAGACATCACCATGTTGGGCCTGGTAAGCTTCCAACTCAGAAATCACTTCACTGATACGACGCATCACAGTTCTCCCTCAAACAAACACCGGGGCATCTTTCATGCCCTCGCTGCCAAAGATCTCACGATAGCGCTGGACTTCCTCTTCGGGTCCAGTGGCCTTGGTCATTTGACACCCCATGAAAGTTTGAATAACAAAGCAATATCTCTTTCAAATTGGGAGAATATAAAACCAGGATCGTAACCGTCACGCAAGTCAACGACTTTCCAGTGTCCATGGCTGACATTACCTAAGGTTTCATGCAGACCAAAATTAGACAGCCACATTTTTACTTGCGGCTGCACTCTATCACTAGCGCAACTTTTTAAGGTGTGAATACTATGTATGTAGACATCTTTACAATTCAAACAAATTGGTATGTGCAGGGTTTCACTAAATAGGTGTACTGGTCGCGATGCGTCAACATCCACCAGCTCTACATCCTTTAGGGAGGACCGCAGCATGTCTAATTATCTACCTTATACCTATCTGATTGGCTGGTCAAAACAAGACCTCTGGTACTATGGCTGCCAGTATGGTTGTTCTGCCCATCCATCTAATTTGTGGACTTCTTATTTTACTTCGTCTAAAACTCTTCATCAGCTTAGAGCTACATTAGGGGAGCCTGATGTAATTCAAGTTAGAAGAACTTTCACTACCGCTCTAGCGGCTTTGGAGTGGGAGTCAAGAGTTCTAAAAAGAATGAACGCTACTTTTAGTCCTAGATGGATCAATAAACATAATGGAAATACTCAATTCAATGTTCTAGATTCTGATCGATGGGCAACTCAGAAGTCCCGCGAAGATCAATCAACTCTAATGAGTTCTTTATGGCAGGATCCTGCATTCAGAGAAGCATGGTCAACAAAACAAAACGAGCGATGGAATTCAACGGATCGCGTGGTTGATGCTGAAGAAAAACGTGATCGCTTAGCACGGGAATCACATTCATCAGCTATAAAAAAAGGGTATGATGCCTTTTGGTCGGATCCGGAAAATAAGAAGAAGCATAGTGATAAGCTACGAGAACGCCATCGCAAGAATAGGGAAAAATATCCTATTCTCGCAGATGGTCGTTCCTTTAAATCAAAACATGAATGTGCTGATTTTTATGACAGGTCGGTAAAGTGGGTCCGTAAACGTATCCAAACTGGTGAATTCCAAATTATACCAGTGGAGTCGGACCCTCAATAGTTCCTTCCGAACCAAAGATCCTTACATACCGGGCCACCTCTTCTGCTGGCCCGGTAGCCTTTGCCTGGTTATCGCTAAGCTTGACCGCCGCGTGACCGTCAGCTTTGAGGACCTTGCAGACTAGTGAAAGTGGATCCAAGGTGTGCTCGCCGCGAGGGTGACAACCCCGGAAATCGTTGGTCAAGTTGGTTCCCCAACCAAAGCCGACCTGCACAATGCCGTTCCACCTGTTCCAGATACGAACGATTTCATCAGCATCCAGACCATCGCTGTAGAGAACCAGCTTGGTCTTGGGATCAACACCCATCTTTTCCCACCAAGCAATCAGCTCTTCGGTTGCAACATCAGGAGCCTTGCTATCAGGGCGGAAGCCCCTCCAGTTGCTCAGGTACTGCGGTGCGTCCTTCAAGAACTGAGTAGTGCCAAAGGTATCAGGAAGCGCCACTAGGACGTTGCCCTTGTACTCATTCTGCCAACCCTTGAGCACATCATATTGCGTCTCGCGGATCTCTTCATCAGTGGCACCTTGGCTTGCCTTGATCGCAGCCAGTGCCATGGGCAGTTCGTGCGCGTTGGTACCGATAGCGTCGTAGCCATACTTCATAGCCAAGTAGGCATTGCTAGTGCCGATGAAGCCTTCACCCAAGACATCAGCGGCTGCGTTGACAGCCCACTCTTGGAAGAGGAAGCTGTGGCGCCGACGAGTGCCCATGTCCGAAAGACCACGAACACCAGCGTTCTTGATCTTGTTGAGATTGCCCCAAAGCTTGCTCTTTGCGCAAGCGTAGGTTACGTCGAGTTCAAACTTGCTGAGCTCCTTGAGAGCATGCCGTGTCTTGAGCTCGCTCACGATTGTGAGGGCGTAGATCTCCCAGAAGGTGACTTCCATCCACGGACCAGTGAAGGTGAGAACTAAGTCACCTTCTACAGTGCTATCAACTTCGTATTCGGGAAGCTTGAGTCCACGCAGGAAGTCAATGTAGCCGGGCTTGAAGATCCGCTCCTGGCCGTAGAAAGTGTTACCAGCGAGCCAGATCAGTTCCTGATTGGTAAAGCGAAGACTGCGCACATGATTCAATTGTGCGAACAGTTCCTGCGTATCGATGATGCCATCGCCGTAAAGCTTTACGGACTTGGTGCGGTTTTTGAGACCAAAAGTCACCTGGTGCATAGGATAGCGTTCCCAGATGAACTGCCCCATCATCAACTTGTAAAAGTCGGTGTCGAGAAGCGAGCGCACAATGGGATCCATGCGCCAGTTGTGGTTATGAGCGCGTAGTGCTAGATCTACCATAGTTGCCTCCTATTGTTACAACTGGAGCGATAGCAGGTTTCCCCACTATCGCAACCAGAATGTGATCAGACTTGTGCCGAAATTACAGGCTCGGTACCAAAGAGGCTCTTGGGAACAAAGAACGTGTTGTCGATGTTGCTCAGCGCTGAGTAGCGGTCATGCAGCTTGTTCTGCAAGTTTACTGGGTTCATACGCTTGAACCACGTGCCGCCTAGACGCTTGACGACTGCATCGAACACTTGGTTCGCACGCTCATCAAGGTCCAGTGCTTCGCGTAGATGTTCAACATTAAGATCGCGCCTACGAAGCGAGGGCTTGTCGAGATTGTCGGTGATTGCGTTGACCATGATATCCCACTCTAGGTAGCTACCGCCCAGCTGGGCTTCGTCACCGTTGCTGATGCCCAGACCATCAGTTGGAGTCGCGCGCCACGTGCTCTCAGGAACGCCCATGATCTTAGCCAAGTATGGAACTTCCCAGCTCTTGAGAAGCGACTGAATGGGCGAGAGATCGCCAACGTCACCGTGCAGGGTCCAGAAGCCAGCGGCCAGTTCCGAGAAGTTATCAGTCGAAGCAACCAAGCCGCCGTTCATAGCAGCGAGATTGTAGAGTGTGATCATGCGCAGTCGGGCACGGACGTTACCGCGACGGATCCTTACAGTCGAAGGGGCATCCGGGAAGTCATAGGACAGATCGTTGTCCAGCACCGACTCTGTCTGGAGAGTCATATCGTAGAGAGTCGACAGGTCGATATGCTTGTGCTTGATGCCCAGTGCTTGACAGGCTTCAACGCCTCGTTCAGTTTCTGCAGGGTTCTGATGAATTGGCATCGTGACGCCAATCACTTCCCAGCCGGCTTCCTTGAACAGTGCGGCCGTGAGGGCCGAATCAACACCGCCGCTCATACCGAGCACCACGGTTGCAACGCCGGTTTCCTCGCGGTATGCAACAAGACGGGCAACCAAGTCCTTGGACAGGTCAGTCAGTGCTTCTTCACTGGGAAAGTGCGGCGTGTTGCCAGTAGCCTCAAGCGGATAACGCATCTGGCGATCGAGTTCTGCGTCGAACCATGGGGTGAGTTCGCCAATATTGTTCTGGCGCGAGAGGTCGAGAATTGTTTCCTTGAGATTCATCTTCATGTTCCTTACCTTCCGATAGGATTGTGGTCCAGCAGCGCAACCGTGTGATTCGCTTTTGCTATACCGCTATTTATACAACCGAAGATTGCTCTTCGTCAAGATTAGTCTCAACAAAATTTTTGATGTCGAGACTGACGACCTTGATATCGCTGTCTAAGCGCAAGCGCATCTGCATTGCGTGCTGTTTTGATTTGAACGCAAGTGCGAGACCACGACTGTTGGCCTTTCGGTAATCAGTGCCCATCTTGAGTTTCAGATTTTTGATTTCAGCCAAAACGTGCTGTTCCCATATGGCCGACTTGCCATATGTAAGCGGGATGATAAGCAACCATTGCCAATCATCCTGTTGGCCATCCTTTTCGATCCTTGTGATAAGATCGGAAAAGCTGCTTCCATATTGGACGTGGAGTTCGTTATAACGTCGTTGCTGTGAGATGTAGTCCACCAGAGGGGTGGTGTTACCTATTGTCTCTTGTACCACAATCTCAATGATCACGATATCACTTGATACCACTGAAGAGCTACCAGGGCGAAAATACCCCTGCGTGCCGAGACTGCTCTTGAGATGACCGAGGTTGTTCCAAGTCTTGCCAGCTTTGGACCATCCACCGCCGGCTGTACGATACAAGCCGGTCTTGAGATCCTTTACCTTGTAAACTTTGACCACGTCGCCCATTCAAAACTCCTTTGTCTCTCCATAACGGAGTAGACTCGGAAGTCAAGCGTATTTGGTTTTGATGTAGGTGGCAATGCTGCCGAGGTTGAGCGCCTTGATGTCGCGGTCGTTTAGTTTGTTCAAAGCAATGCGCTGACGAGCTTCTTTGAGAAGATCACTATCTGTCAGTAGATCTTTGGATTCAATTCGAATCATGAGTTTCACCAACTCACATTCCATGTTGCTATAGTATTCTTGGAATACGATGAACAAATTGACTTGATCCTCGACCGACAGCTCGCTGATGTCATCTGCTTCTTCTCGCTCGTAAGCAACGCCAAAGGACCAGGATAGGTCCTCGCCGAAGTCAACAGCATTTTTGATATAAACGTACTCACCGTCGACATCCATATAGCGGATAGTTGTAATGGTGTCTTCGTGAACCTTGCTGCTCATAAACATTGCCCTTTCGTCTGCACCTGTTTAGTTAGAACGGCACGAAAGGGTCAATATAGATGTTTGGACTGAGTGGAATACGGTGCGCTGTGTGTGGTATGGCGCTGGAAAACGACAAATATACCAAAGACATCGATGGCGAGAGCATCTACTGGGCAAACCCTAAACTGACTCCACATACCGATGTGGTACTGAACTTTTGCGGTGCAATCCACTCCTATGAGTGGTACAAGAGTAAGGTTGAGGCCAGCATGAACGTTACACCGGTAAGCGATCAGTCTGCTGATTAGGCCCGGCTAGGTGTTCAAAAGTGCCGCGCTGACCTCGCCCTATCAGAGAAAGACTCGCCAGTATCCTGGCATGTAATCCCCCGCGATTGCATCAACCCACATTTCGCCAGTCCAACGAAGCTGCTTTGCAGAGCGAGCATTGAGGACCACAAATTTGTTGGTAGTGGTACTTGCGTCAAAGCTGATTACCCATGAAGCATTCTTAAATTCAATAATATCATTCATTGAAGCCTGCAAGTTGTTCCATTCAGGAACCGCTTCCAAATCACTAGCTAGAAGATAGCGCTGACCTTCTTGTGCCTCTGGTACTGCACCTCGCCCTGGGGCATGGCCCACATTGGGATCAATCATGCCATTGATGGTTTCAAGTGTGTTACGTGGTAGCGTTTCACTGTCGGGAGTCCACCACAGCTTGTTTGGCTGCGAGGCATCGAATCCAAAGATGCCCACGATATCACTGTCGTGATCGTCCATGTCCTCAGTAGTCTTGAGACGGAACTGACTCACTCCTGGACGAAATGCACCATAACGTTCAATCAACGGCTTCCAGTTCAGAATGGCCCCCTGTTCATCATGCTCACTTCCACGAGCAGTCAGCAGAGTGGCAACAAATTGTAGACCATCCGGGCCACGTTCAACTTCCATTCGAGCTTGGTGGTTGCTTGGCGTAACGATCACGCGAGTGTGATCATCTTTGTTGGAAAAGTTGTAACCACCGGCCTGCTCTGCAGTATAGTTGTCGGCATTGTCCATCATACCAATATTGGTAATGATTTGATGGATGATGTTCTGACGTTTGACTTTTGCTGGAGGGCTGAGCCAAATAGGAACCTTAAAGCTTAGTGTGGAAACTTCAATATCGTCATCGCCGCCAATGGGCATCTCTCGATTGGTCCACTGGATTTCATCTCCCAATAGTTCAACAATGCCAAGACTGGTCCAGTCCACTGCATTGTTGTTGGTCTGAAGATCAATGCTGGGGTTGAAGAGGATCAAAACCTGTTCCATAAACTGATGCTTCTGCATCTCATTGGAAGTCCAGATGTTCACCCTCATCGTGATATCATAGGGAATGGCCATGTAGGTTTCCACAGAGTACGTGGAGCCGAGCTCACCGGTGTACTTTTGTGTTGCCTCATCGATGGCGCGTTCCCATACGTTGACGGTACGGACGTGATTTGGAGTTTGTCGGCGTTCGGCCGACTGACGAATGGAAGTCATTTCACAACTGATCTGAGGAGTACTCATCACGGTGTTTTCACTGCCATTTCGCACGATGTGGCCAATCTGACGATCTTTGCTGGCAAGCTTTACGGGAAAGTATCGACGGGTGCGGACACCATTTGCGTCTAATCCGCTTTCGTACTGAAAGCCTTCAAAGATACGACAGAATTGCATCCAGTAGCGGCGCAACTGGCCATCATACCAAAACTCCAAATCTTGCGACATGGTTTCTCCTTAGAACTTGATCTGACCAGTGGAGAATAGAACACCCTCACTGGTACGACGGGCAGTAAGACCGGCGAGTACGCGACCATCACCCCTGTTCCAGCGTAGCATCTGTGCAGGAACAGCGTGGTATTGTCCCTGATTCAAAAGTGAAAGCAATGTAGAACTGGTGAAATTGCCTGGTCCAATATTATAGACAAATGCAACCAAGGCATCGAACTGTTCTTGGGTCAGTGGAACTTTGACCAAATTGTTGATGCACTTTTCAAACTTTGCCACATCGCGCATCAAAAACTCATCAGCCTTAGCCTGTGTAATGGTCTGACCTTTCTTGACGTTCGTGGTGGTACCATAGCCAATGGTCCATACGCCTGCTGGGCAAAGGTATGCCTGGGTCCTAAAGCCTTCAAAATGCTTGATAACGTCGAGACCCTTCTTTCCGATCTTCATAGTCATAATTTTCTCCTTAAAAGTCCGCTCTGGGTTTGGCGACCTTGGAAAGCATTTGCTTTTCTTGGACTTCCTTGCCGCCGATGATGTTGGAGTTCTGATTGTTGACAAAGCTCTGCAGGATACGATGTGCAGCAGAGTACTTTTTGCTAAAGTCTACTTCACGACGTTGCCAAACGGCACCACCACCAGTTTCTTGTCCGAAGACATCGGTTTTTGCACCCTCAAACTGGTAAAGTACGTTGGGCTCCATGCCAGTGTGAAGAAACCAGTCGCCATCCTTGGCCTCTTCGGGAAAGGAAGTACCAGTTGCAGCTAGCTTTGCACCATTTGGTGGAACGCCATCACCGCAAAAATCCAGGGGTACTGTTTTCCCTTTTCATCACCAGGCACAACGTAGAAATGCTGAGTCTGGAAGTTGCGCATTGGCACGTCGCGTTCCGCTTGTTCAACAAGTGCGTCGCTGATGTCTTTGTTGAACGGAAGATCACTGATCAGACTGCGGAGATCAAATCCACTGTCATCAACTTCAGCATCCAAGATCTGCTTGTATTCTTGGCTGTCGGTAAGCGGTTTGACCTTAACGCGAAAAATGTGTGGGCGCCATACCTGGCTCCAACCACCGGCGGCACGAGCAACATCCTGCACCACGTAGTATTTGTTAACCGC